ACGCGTAGTACCTGATCTCTTCGTACACGCCAGGAGAAACCTCCTGGACGGAGACACCCCGTGGCATCCGAAAGCGTTCATGCAGGCTGTTCCATGCGAACGGTGCTTCCTCGACGCTGTTCGTGGTGTAAATCCACGCCATGACTTCTCCTATGTGATATGTTAGGACACATGAACAATACCAAGAAGTGCCCAATGTGTAACCAAGTCAAGCCGCATGAGGATTTTTACGGCGTGGCCCGAAGGGGCGGAAGCCTTAGCTCGTACTGCAAGCCCTGCTCATCCGAGCGAGGGAAGGCCCAGAGGGCTGCCATGAAGTACAACGGGAAGGAGTATGACCTCAAGTCCATATTCAACATGACCATCGAGCAGTACGAGGAGATGCTTAGGCTTCAAGGCGGCAAGTGTGCAATCTGCCGAGAAGTTGATTCGGGAGGCAAGAGGCTTGCTGTTGATCACGATCGAGCCTGCTGCCCTGGCCGCAAGTCGTGCGGGAGCTGTATTAGGGGGCTTCTCTGCAACAAGTGCAACCAGGGCATTGGCTATTTCGATGACGATCCCGACCGGATCTTGGCCGCGATCAGGTACCTGGAGACCCTGTAGCCAGTTAGCCACGGGGGTCTCCTTCTAGTTACGCTGCGAGAGCGTCGTACTCGGAGATGGTGAACCAGTTGGTGCCATCAGAGATGAAACGCTTAGCGTGCACCTGGCCAGTCAGAAGCGTGGTGTTCGCTCCGCCATCGACCGTTCCAGTCGCAGGCGTGATGGTCACGGTGAAAGCCGCAGCCGTCTTGTACACGAAGTACGTACGACCCGGCTGAACCAGAGCTGCACTCGGAAGGGTGACCGCCGTAGCGGCACCCGGAGTAAGCAGGAGTACGTAGTCGTTGTTGGTGAGAGTCTCAGCCGCAGCCGTGCTGGAACGCACGGTGAAGCTGGTGTTATCGAAGCCGGACAAGATTCCTCCTTAAGGAACTTGCCTAGAAAGGGCACTTGCCTGATGTAAGCAAGTGCCCGATCCAAGCAACTTATTAGGCAGCGTTGCGAGCCGAAGAGGTGGACTGGGCCACGATCAGGGACTCGGGACGGTACAGCGTCCAACCAGCCACGCCGTACCAACCGAGCGGCTGGAATCGGGTGAGCTTGTCGACGACCGGACCGCGCACGGTGTGGAACTCCTCCGCGACAGCCTCGGCGAGAGCCTGCTGACCGGTGAAGTACGTGTTGAACACACGCGTCTGAGACGCACCAGCACCAGCACCAGACTGAACGTTCTGGCAACGCGGGGTCTCGATGTAGCAAGCACCCTCGTACTCGCCGATCTCGCCCGCCCAGATGTTGCCAGCCGCAGAGTAGTTGTGCGGGTCACGCCACGCAGCAGCACCGGTCTCCCGACGCAGGTCGTAAGAGACCTGCGGGTGGATGTACGCGGTGTAGTAGCTACCCTTGTTCGGGTGGACCTTGTTCGTCCGGAGCTGAGTCACCGAAAGGCGAGCCATGTCCGAAGTGAACACCGAGTCGGAGTCGATCGCGGTGAGGGCGACCGGGTTGGTCGGCGTGGTGCCGAAACCGTAGCCGACAACGCCACCACCCGAGGTGCGGATGGTCTGCGTACCCGCAGCCAGGACGTTCTGGACCAGAAGATCGACGGAGTCGACAAGGTTCCACGCAACCTGGTTGACGAGACCGGCGGTGACGTCGGTGAAGCTGAACAGGTCCAGCTTGTTGGAGACCAGGATCGAGTTACCATACTCGTTGAGAGTCACGGAAACCGTGGTCGGGTTACCGGCCGCAACGGCGTCCGGGTCGACCAGCTCGTTCAGCGGAGTGGTTGCCTGAGCGAGGTCCTGGTACAGCTCGAAGACAACCGAGCTACCAGGCATGGCCTGCTGGACAGGCCGCTTGTCGGCAACCATGCGGAACATGGGCTGGGCACGAAGGGCGAACTCAAGAGCACGGTCATACGTGGTCTGGACAAGGTTCGCCATGGCAGTAGTGCCGGTAAAGGCGTTAGCCATTACAACTCCTTAGGATATTAGCCAATCCCTCCGACTCCCTTCTGGAAGCCAGCGATCAGCTCTTCAATAGAATTGGCCTGACCGACAGCAGAGGCAGCGGCTTCGAAGTTCCCCATCGGGGTTCCCTCGTGGCCTGCCTGGCTCATCTGCTGAAGGGCTGCCTGCTGACCCTGCGTGATAGCAGGTGCGACAGGCTCGGGGCTGCTCCCCTGCGCGCTGCCATTACCGAAGACAGACTGCATGGTGGTGAACCACTCGCGAGCCTTCTCCGGGTCGGGCGGTCCCTGGTAAACCGTTGCGGCACCAGGAGCACCCAGGGATTCGAACACAGACGCAACTTCACGCTTGGCCTCACGGTCGAGGAAGCTCGTCAGCTTCTCGTTGAGGTCTTCGTTCTGCTTCTTCAGCGCCTTGTAAGCGTCGCGCAGCGGACCGGGCCCATCAAGGTTTTCCCCACCCTGCTCGACGCCTTCGTTGTTCTGGTAACCCCAGCTGTCATTCATTTGATCTCCCATAAGTTGTGACGCCCCACCGATTCGGGGTGAATCGGCTTCGCTCGTCCTTAGACCGGTCTTGACTACGTCACTCCGATGCCGGTTGGTCGGGTAACGGTGGGCTACCGGGTTGTGAACCCGCTAGGGAGTCTGCGTCCATAGCCCTGGTCTTGCTAGCTGAGCTGAGAGAGGCCCCCACGGGCCGCTCCAGCGCTTCCAGAGAACGACCCGCGTTCCTGGTTGATGAGTCCCTGGCGACGCCTCAGGGCGTCCGCCTGGCCCCTCAGAACGGCTTCCTCGGCTTGCCTCTGGCCATACTCCGAACCATAGATCTCGCCCAAGGTTCCGAGTGTCTGCTGCTCGGATGCGATCTTCGCGTAACCGGTACGAGCCTGTTCGGTAGTGACGCCTTCAAGCGCAAGCTTCTCGGCGTACTGCTGATCGAACGTCATGTTGTTACGAAGCGCCTCAGCACCAACGGCTGCGGTGGCAGCCGCCTTCTGGAGGTAAGGCATGGCCCTGTTCGTGTCCAGGAAGTAGGCGGTGAGGTCTGAGTTGGCGATACCCATCTGGTTCAGCGCGTTCCTGTACTCAGGATTCGCCAGCACAGTCGCCTGAGTCGCCATGTCCACACGAGACTGGATCTCGGACGGAGAGATGTTCTTGCCGATCCAGTTGTTGAAGTCACTGGGCTGGTCATAGAACCCTGTCGGCAGGCCTGCGGCTTGCATGATTTGCTTGTAGCTTGCCTCTGTTGCGAGATATTCACCGGGTGAAAGTACCGGTAGACCTTGCTTCCGCCTGAGTTCGTTGCCTGCAAACCGCTCCTTGTACTCCCTGGTCTCTTGCAGCAACATCGAGATCGTGTCTGCCGAGTACCCGTTCTTGACGTAGTTGAAGATCACGTCAGACAAAGAGCCGAGGCCGTAGGAGGTGAACAGGTTGGTGAGCGCCAGATACGCATCACGGTTAGCCCCGCTGAGCTGGGTCTTCCAGAGTTCAGCCGGATTGAGGTTTGGCTTGGTTATGTTGGCCTTAGGCGTGAGCGAAGGGTTCGAGATCTTAGAGCCAGGCGCTTTGGCCATGACGGTTCACCTCCTTAGTACTTGACACCGAAGTCCGCGAGAACCTGGTGAGCTGTCTGCATGATCGAGTTCTGGGCGTTGTTGGTCTTCTTCCAGCGAGGGTCGTCCCGGATCTCATACTCGAACTGCCAGAGCGGCTTGGCCATAGACTTGCCTGTCGAGTCCCTGAACTGAAGAGCCTTCTTGATCGTAGGATCGAACAGGTTGACGCTGCCCTGAGGCAGCTCAAGGATCTGAGCCATCGTCTGCATATACGGAGAGGCGATATCTGCAACCGACTGACCGGCATCGATCTGCTTGGCCCAGAACGAGTACGTAGCCTTGGCCTGCTCTCGCAGCTTGGATTCGTAGTCCTGCTGCGAAGCCATGCCGGACATCACTTCCTTCGCTGCGGAGTCCATCCAGGAATCGGAGACTGATATGCCCATGTTGTACGCATACTCCGAAAGCTTGTCCTGAAGTTCGCCAGCCTCACCAAAGCGCTGAGTACCAGGCATATTGAGACGACGACCGAGCTGGTATCGAAGCTGCTGATCAGTCCAGCCGTTGTAGCTGTACTGGTAAGCGAGGTCTCTCCACCCTTTGGCTGTCAGCTTCACACCCATCTGGGCCCCAAGCTGTTGAACCTTGATGATGTTCTGATCGAGCTTCTGGCGACCCGTTGCGGGGTCGCCGTACTGAGTGATCAGAAACTCTCGCTGAGACTTACTGAGGGTCTTCCACCACTTCGTGTCTCTTAGCTCCGCCTGGAACTTGGCCGGAGTCCACGTGCCGGATACGGCTTTGCTGAACAGATCCTTAAGTTCCTTGTTCGAGTCCATCAGGGACTCGACGAAACCGTACTGTTCTGCATACTCGCTTCGGGACGCGGGAGAGCCGGTACCTCCACCGGAGGTGGCGGTGGAAGTGATACTGGAGTCGTAGTTGCTGACGCTGGCGCCAGAGCTACCGAGATACTTCTTGTAATCGCCTCGGTTGTACGTGGACCAAGGAGTCCAGTTCTTGCCACCGTTCGACATGCGGTAAGCAATCTTGGCGTTGGTCAGAGGGTCGAACAGTTGCTCGTTGTTCTTCAGGCCGAACGCCTTACGGCGTTCCGGCCCCATCGCTCCGAGCATGTTGATCTGGAACAGGCCGTAAGAGTTGTCCCCGGTTCCAGCGTTGGGGTTGTGAGCCCTCGCGTTACCGCTCGACTCCGCCATGACGATCGCGTAGGCGACCTGAAGGGCCTGCCCCTTAAAGCCAGCCTGCTTCAAGATGGACATCAGGTCCATTCGATCACCTCAATCCCATGTCACGCAGGACCGCAAGTCCTGCGGTCAGTGTCTGATCCTGAGCCTTGGCCGTGGACTTCCAGCGATTGTCGTTGCGAAGCTGAACCTGGAAGTCAGACAGTGATGTTCCGGTCGGCTTGCCCTCTTTGTTCAGCCCGTTAAGGGCTGACTTGATCAGAGGGTCCATGATGTCGATCGAGGTGTCCGGAAGTCCGAACGCAGAAGACATCTCCTGAATGTAAGGAGAGGCGACCTCCCGCATAGACATGCCAGCATCAAGCCGATCCGCGTAGCCGGGGAACATGGACTTGGCCTGCTCTCTGATCTGGCTCTCGTAGTCCTGAGTCGTAGCCAGTCCTCGTACCACAAGCTGCGCTTGGTTCTTGATCGACTGCTTGTCAAGCCTGATGCCCTGACTGTACGCGTATTGCTTCATGGTGTACTCGTGCATGCCAGCCTGGCCAAGCAGCGTGCCGTCTTTGGTGAACGTGACGTACTGGCCAAGCATGTTACGCATGCCGCCTTCGTCGAGCCCAAGCTCGATGGACTGTTCGGCAAACTTCTTGATCTTCGATTCCGGGATAGCTGCACCGATCTCAGCCGCAAGCTGGCGGATGGAAAGGATTTGAGCTTGGACCGAAGCAGTCCATGTCGCAGGATCGGTGTTCTTCATCACCTGAGCCTGGCGCCTGGTATCCGAAGTCTCCTGCCACCACTTGGATTCCCTGAGTTCAGCCTGAAACTTATCGGCCGTCCAGGTTCCAGAGACCGCCTGATCGAACAGGCCCTTGATCTCCGGGATCGAGTTAAGGAATCCGTAAGACCAGCCGTAGTTGGAGGCAAGCTCCTCAGACGACATCTTCGGAGCCTCTTCGATGTCAGAGGGATTGGCCCCCACAGACTGGACGCCGTCGATACGGCGTCCACCCATGAATAGATCGGCGTAGTAGCCCTTGGTGATGTCTGCGATCTCCACAGCCTTGCCAGGCCTTGGAGTGTGCAGCATCTTTCCTCCGCCCATGTAGATACCCACATGGTCAGGACCAGCCTTGGCTGCGGTATCGAAGAAGACCAGGTCTCCTGGGCGGAGACCCTTCATCCCGATCGGAGTTCCCTCGTTGATCTGATCGTAGGTAACTCGTGGAAGCTCGATGCCGAACTTCTTGAAGCCCCACTGCATCAGGCCAGAACAGTCGAAACCCTTCTCGGGAGTCTCCTCTCCCCACGCGTAAGGCGTCCCGATGTACTGCTTGAGGTACTCGACAATGTCGGCCCCGTCAGCCACGTTAGCCTCCTGTGATCATCTGCATCATTGCGTCGAAGTAAGTGGTGCCGCTCTGGTATTTGCCGTACTCGGGAGTCTTCTTGGCCGCCATCGAGGCGGCCTGCTGGATGTCACCGGACGAGACACCGCCTGTGTTTACGGCGGAGGAAGAGACCTCTTCGAGGTTCCCTGTCTCAAGGTTCGGCTTGTACGTGGTGGTGACTTCCGATGTCTGCGGACGAGCAACTTCCATCGAAGAGACCGAAGCCCTGAACTCGGCAAGCTCCTTGTCCGTCGGCGCCCTGCCGAGGGCGTCGGCGAGGGCCTGATTCATGATCGCGTGGACCTCTTCGGGCGAGGTCAGGTTGATCTCGGTACGCTTGGTCTTCTTGGTCAGCTCGCCCTTGTAGCCGATACGCTTGCCGGTGGCCAGGTCGATAACCCAGCCGTTCTCTACTGTGGTGCCCATCGACCCCTTGGAGTTTCCGTAAGAGTCGATGACGTCCCACGGAGTCCAGCGGGTAGGCGAGTTCTTCGAGAACTCGACCGAGGAATCGACCGCAGCCTTCCAGGCGTCCATGATCTCAGGCATGCCCATATCCGGGCTGAAGCCCGGCATCTTGAGCAGGATGCCCTTGTTGACGAACTCTCGCAGCTTCTTAGGGTCGTTGCGAGACCAGACGAGCGGAAGACCTACAGCGTCGTTGTAAGTCAGAATCGACTCACCGGCTTCGGCCGTTCCGCTCACTCCGGCAAGTTTCAGCTCCTTGTCAGAGGCCCTTGGCCTGGTGCCGAAGTACACGGTGTCACCAGATGCCGAGGTCCCCATTGAGGTGGAGGAGGTCACGGCACCACCCTGAACGCCAATGCCGTACTGAGAAAGAATCCCGCTACCGACGTTGTTTCCGCCGACAAGAGGGTTGCTTCCGGGCTGAGGAACTATGGGTGTGGTCACGTGACCTCCTTACTGAAGTTCATCGTTGTTGAGATACCGGTTATGCAGATCACCGAACGCTACGTTCGAGTTGATCAGTCCTAGCTTGAACTGCTCCCACGCCATGCCGATATCAGCGGCCTGCCCTGAGGGGCGGCCGGAGACGTCGTACGACAACTTGCTCATTCCTCGCTCGTTCAGCATCTGCTTGAACTGGCGACGGCCGATCAGGTACTGAGCCAGAGGCTGCATCTCGTACCGCATCGGGTCGGTCATCAGGCGCTCATCCTGCACCGCCATCTCGAACGAACGGATTCGCTCGTTGACCTTGCCCTTGTCGACCGTAGAGAATGCGCTCTCCCAGGCAGGGTACTTCTGCCCGATACCGGCAACCAATTGCTGCTTGGCTGCCACGTACTGCTCGGCCCCCTTCTCCGCATACGACTTGAAGCCGTTACGGATCAGCATGGAGTCAAGTGCCGCCTTAGCGGCACGGTATTCGTACCAGCCTCGATCGGTCTGCGAGTTCTCAATCGCCTCTTCGGCAGAGATCTTGTCCCGAGCCTTAGCGGCTCCGAAGTTCTGATCAAGCTGCTTCTGATAGACGGACGAGCTGAACGGTCCACCGTTGTAGATGTTGCCCACCCAGAACTGAGCCATGTCGGGATCGGCAGAGATGAGATCCTTGTACTTCTCGGCCATGTCGTCGGCTGAAACCGTAGCGGCGATGCCCATGCTCTTGGTGAGCGAAGCGGTAAAGCCGCCATAGTCAGGGCCGAACTTGGCCAGGAAGTTATCCCGGTAGTTCTCGGGGTCGGCCTTGCGCATCTGTCCGAGCTGGTCCACGAAGAACTGATACGGAGTTCCGGTCAGCGGGGTGTTGCTGGACTGAGCAGGAGATCCCCATGCCTCAAGGATGTTGAGGTACAGAAACTGCCTGGCTTCGTTCTCGATATCCTTCTGCGAGAACTTGGCCTGTCCACCAGACTGCTGGTACTCCATCTGCTTCTTGTTCCAGATAGCCAGGTACGCCTTCTGGTACTCCTCGTTATCAGGATCGTCGCCCTTGTATGCATCCCAGATGGAACGCATGTACTTGGGGATGATGGCCTTGGAGGTATCCGTCGGACCGTAAGGGAGGATCTTTGCCCACTGAAGGAAGTCGCCCGTTCGGGGCGACGCCTTGGCGATCTGAGAACCAGCCACCTGAACCAGAGGACCGGAGCCAGGGTTGAACCAAGGATCTCCAGGGAGGATCGTGTTCATCGCCGAGACCTTGATAGGAAGATCTCCAGAACCCTTGCTCTTCCACGGCGCACGAAGATGCATGACACGCTTCTCGATCGAGACGAACTCCCGACCGATCACCGTACCGCTACCCGGAATGGGAGCGCCTTCGTCGTCGTACTTCACAGTCGAAGGATCGACGATGCTGACGTATCCATCCATGCCGACCTTGTTCCCGTACTCGTCGGTGACCATTCCGGCGGCAACCGGAGCGTTGTACACCTGAGAGATGCGGCCGACCAGGTGAGGCTTCTCTGCGATCAGCCCGCCCCAACGGGCGAGGCTGTCAGCGTGGGCGGAGTAGAAGGGAGTGATGAACCGCAGAGCCTCGCTCGCTGTGGTGCGAGCGGGATCGTAGACGAGCTGGCTCATATCCTTACGGGCGAGCCTGTCCGAACCTTCGAGGATCTTCTGGAGTTCGCCAGGAGTGAGCGAGTCATCCTTGCCGACAGATCGACGGTAAGACAGTTCGGTCTTCATCAGCTCCTTGAACCGGCCCTCCTGGAATCGGAGGTACGTCGGGTGACGGGAGATGATGTCGGAAGGAATCGTGCCAAGCTTCTGGAACGCCTTCTGAACGATCCGGTCTACGATGTTTCCTGCGGTGTCCTTCGCCGAGATCGCAAGCTTCTCAGCGATCTCTTCACCATGGACCGTGGGGAAGTCGGACTTGGCGATAGCGTTGCTCAGGTCCGCTGCGGTGACTTCGTCTCCGTCCAGGATCTTCTGGCGAAGGCCGGTGTCTTCCGGAAGGTACTTGTCGAGCGTGAGCCCGATGTCGTCGATCAGCTCCTGCGGGTTCCTGGCACGAATGCCGAGGTCCGCGAGATGCTGCTTGCCAGCCGGAGTATGCAGCCAGGCACGAGCGGCCTTACCGCTCGGGTCTTCCATCACCTTCAGGAACAGATCGTCCTGAGCGAACTGACGGTTGATCGCGTGAGTCCATGCCTGCATGTGGTTAGCCGCATCAGGCTGAACATACGTCCACGAGCCAGACTTGATCATCCGGTTCATGTCCACAGCTTCACTTCGGGAGACCATGGAAGCAAACGCAGAGTCCGAAGAGATCTGCTCTCGCATGATCGGGTTCTGCCACTCACCCGAGAACGCCTGCGGAATCTTCACTCCGCCGACCTCGAAGTGGCCTTCGCCCAGTCGCTTACCGGTAGCCCCAAGGGCTACCCGGTAGATCTCGTTGTAGTAATCGGTGAACTCGTCAAGCACGTTCTGATGATCGTCGATCCTCATGGTCAGGTCATCGATCTTGTCCTGAAGGCTGGTGAGCTTGTTGCCCTGCCTGACGTTAGCCCCAGATCCCGGCATGTTACCGAGAGTCGGAGGCTTGTTCATGCTTTCGACAACACTCGCATGGCGCTTCTGATAGTCCTTGAGCTCGGACTTCAGGTTGTCCATGAGTTCCCGCTCCATCTTGACGCGGGCGGTAACCACGGGCAGAGCGTTGCTGACCCTGATCCTGTCGACCTTGAGCGAGTCGAGCTCGCCCTTGATGGTCTGCTTCTTGAGCGGGTCGCTCGTGCGGCCAAGCTCCTTGGTCAGAGCAGCCCTGCGGGCCTGTACAGCAGAGATCACGCCAGGGTCCTCGATCCTTACGATCGAGTCCTGAATGCCGGTGGTCGTAGGCGTATAGCTTCCCTTGCCGACAACCGCCCGAACATACTGGTTGCGGTTGAGCACGAAGTTCTTCGCACCGATACCGCCGTCCACGATGATCCGGGACAAGAAGCCGAACTTGATGGCCGAAGCCGCAAGCTCCTCAGACAGCATTCGCGGAGTGTAAGCCGGACGCAGAAGCGTCCCGGCCTTCCAGATCGTGTTCATCGAATCCGCGACAACCTTCACCGCATCCGAAGCAGATCCTCCAGTAGCGCGAATACGCTTCATGCCACCAGACGTGCGGCTAAGCGCACGCTCGATCTCGCGGACAGGAAGCAGGCCATCAGTCTGACCGAGCTGAGTCTTGGCCAGAGGGGCCAGAGCCCACGCCTCGCCATCCTCAACATAGTCGACGGTCTTGCCGCCTTCTCGGCGAGCACCAGAGAACGCCTGGCTGCCAGGATTGTAGACCTTACCCTGAGCCCCAAGCAGGGTCTTCACGGTCTCATCGGTCTTGGCCTGAACCATTCCACTGATAAGCCGTGCGGTCTCACCATCGAGACCGTGAACCCTCGTAGCCATGTGAGTGACTACGTCGAACTTGATCTGCTCAAGAGCCTTGGACTTGGCGACCTTGTCGCCAGCAGTCATGTACAGGTTGTGCAGCTCGGCTCGCTCCGCAGCGCCCAGACCGGGAACCTCTCGGAGCATCTCGTACACACGCTCACCCGAGTCGGCTTCGTTGTGATTGACACGTCCGACCGGTGTCTTGTCCGTGAACGACTGGACGATCCGAACCGGAGTTCCGTAGAACCCGTTCCGGTATCCCTCGGTCGTGAAGCGACCTCGGCGATCGGAGATCTTGTTGATGTACTTGCGCTCAGCGGAAGCCGCAACGTTCGAGAAGGAGCCGTTGCCCATGCGGTAAGAGCGAGGAAGTCCACCGAATCCAGTCGCCTCAAGCGACGTGAAGTCTTCGGCTTCCTTACCAAGGTTTCCACCGAGAAGCTTACGCAGGGCGTTGTCCTGAGCCTGCAGACCAGAGAGCTCGCCGTTGATCAGATCCAGCTTCGAGTTTTTCCATGAGTCAATCATGGCCTTGTCGATAGCCGAAGCATCCGAAACGCCCATGGTCTTGTACAGGGACCTACCGGCCTCCTGGTGGAGGGCCGTCTCCCGCGTGAGCGGGGCGGTGAGATCAAGTCCCTGAGGGATGACCGTGGGACGCTTGGCCTCTTCTGCTGCGAAGTATCCGAGGAGAGTCGAGTCGAACTTGGTGGAGTCGACCGCTACCCGGTTCTCCGAGAGTCGGCCGATGTCGTCCAGGACCTTCCCGCCGCGCTCCATGAGTGGAGCAACCACCTTGTTGTCGCCAGCCATGAAACGCCAGCCAAGCTCCATGTCCTCCCGAGCCCACGTGGAGAGAGCCTGAGAGTACTGCGGAGCGAAGTTGTTAGCACGGCGGCCGCGACCCCAGATCGGGTGCATCTCAATCTCTGCGGCGCTCTTGCGAGAGGCCCCAGTGACGTTGCTGGGAGCTGCTACCCAGTCGAAGAAGTCCTGCATCTTCGCGCCCTGGCTGAGCTGCTCAACAGTCTCGGGCTGCTTGCCCATCGCCTTGCGGGCGGTGTCAGAGATGATCCCTCGCGTGCGAACCAGATCGCCACCCTGCTCGACCAGCTGAATCGAACGAGCGCCCTTGACTACCTGTCCCACTCCGCCCGTGATGTATGTGGTCGGGTCGAGCGCAAGGACCGTAGCGAAGTCGGTGGCGCCTGTGCCTGCGGTGTACTTCCAGCCAGCCTTGTCTCGCCAGTACTCGGTGTCGTATAGCAAGCGCTCCGTAGAGCGCTTTGCGTCAGCTTCGATCTCGGGGGTTGCCTCGGGAGTTCCGAGCTGTCCCAGCGCAGCACCTGCGGCGAAGATGCCGCCGAACTTGCTGGTGACGTCACCCATCGAGATGCCCCCCTGGGCATCGATCGTGGCTTCGTAGTTGGCCTGAGCCTGGCCAGGAGAGAGAGTCTCTGCCTGGCCGTAAGAGTCTGCCCAGTCGCTGCCGGAGAAGAGCGAGCCGGTTCCGGTCTGGGCCTTGCCTGCCTGAAGAATAAGAGTCGAGAGCGGCTGGGAGATTGCTTCGGAGTAAAGCCAGTGAGCACCCTGGGCCGCTTTGTCGACGGGGTAGAAGAGAGTCTTGTAGTATTGCTTGGTCACACCCCAGCCAGGAATCTTGGAGAGCATCGCGTCCGCATCTCCAAGCCAGCCGGAGATCGTGCCGAGGAAACCGGAACGCTCCTGCTGAACCTTCTGAGTGTCAACCTGCTGTTGCTGTGCGGTGTACTGCTGGACGTTCTGAACGAACGCCTGGTCCGGAGTAGAGGCGACATCGAAAGCCATGGAAGGATCTGTGTACAGCGCCTGACTGGCACTGGCCATGTCCGTATCCCACCAGCGTCCCAAAACAACCACCTCTTACATTCCGTAGTTTGCCTTCACCTGCCTGAGCAGATTCCTTGCAGAGTCGCCCGAGTTGGGCTGATTCGCCATCCATTCGAGCGCGGGAATCCAGGCTCGTACCTGATCGAGCTTCGGATCGTTCGGCATGCCAGCGATTACTTCCGAGCCAGCACCGGGGCCTGCGTCCGCTCCGTCGGTTACCGGAACCTCCGGCATCTGGGAGTCTTCTCCGAACCCGATAACCGAATCGGCAGGGTTGCCGAACAGGTCGTTGAAGTTCATGCCTGTGACATCACGAGCCATCGGAGCAGCCTGAAGCTGCTCCTGATACTGAGCCTGCTCGCCGTAGTCGGCATTGGGCAGGGATCGATTGGCTTCGCCGACTGCCTTGTCGGTGCGCTGGCTGAACTGGCCAGGGCCTGCTACTGGAGTACCCATTAGTCCTCCACTATCTTAAAGAACTTGTCCTCTTCGATCTTCTGAATCTGGAGATCCTTGACGGCCTTGGCTGTGGCGCCCATGATCTCGGCTACACCGAGAGTCATATCTGTCGCTACATCGACTACCAGGGCCAGGAAGCCCAGCACCTTGTGCTCGCCGTTTTCTTTGATCACTGGACTTCCTGCCTTCCTGATTACTTCGCGAGCGTGCCGCCAGCACGAGTCATGCCCTCGTGCGGCTTGAGAGAGGCCTCCCAGTTGGAGCAGTTGACCTCGCCGTTGAACCGGGCATCGCCCGAGTTGTGGCCCTCGATCGGCGTAGCAAGGTGCGGAGCGAGCATGGAGCCCTTCTCCGAACGCCACGCGTTGTCAGGACCGTGGTTAGGGATGAAACCCATTGTGTTCTCCTTAGATAGGTGACTGACGCTGCGTCCGTGTACTCATGGTCGCCTCGCCCTTACCGGTGAGACCGGAAAGCATTGACATCAGATCCATGCCCTGTGGCTGCGAGGCCCCTCCAGGGGCCTGAGCGCCCATCTGAGCGCCTCCGGCAGGCGTACCGGCACCAGGACCTAGCATCTGCTCTAGCGGCCCTCCAGGGGCCGCCTGCGGCCTTTCCACCGGCTTGAAGATCTCAACCAGGGCATCCTGTACCGGAGTGCCCTTCTCTCGCAGGTTGATCAGCTTGGCAATCCGAGCCAGGGCTTCGTTCGGGTCCTGGCCCTGAAGAGCCATCTGCGGGATGGCGGAGGCATAGGCCATGATGCCTTGCTTGGCCGCATCTACGAATTGCTCGATGTCGATCTGCGCCTGCATCTGGACCACGTCAATTCCCATCGGAAGCTGACGCTGGAAGAAGTCACGGGAGATGAGCTGGTCACCACGCAGCTGAAGGAGACCGACAATCGCCCTCGCGGGGTCCTGACCAGCAGCGAAGCCATACGTGACGTCGACGGTATGGTCGCCCTTGATGTCCTTACCTGGAACATAGGTCTCTTCGAACGGTGTTCCCTGAGCAGTTCCACGGATCGTCTTCTTCTCGTCAGGCCAGAGCTTCTCGTCCATCTCGAAGCACAGCTCGATCGCAACCCGGAGAGCTTCGCCCATCACAGTCTGACCCGTGGTCACGACCGTGTTGAATCCGCCCATCAGGGCCTGAACGCCCTTGCCGGTGATAATCGAGGCGTCGATGTTTCCGGAGCGGGCCTCTGGGGTTCGGGTGCCGGAACGAAGCTCTTGATCAAGCATCGCCTGTTCCTGGTACGAAGCCTGCGGAACATCGATACCCACACGACGGATCTTGTCCGGGTTGTCGGTGCGAAGAACCGCGTCGTCTCCGAACGTCATCTGCTGGAGGTCGCGAGGAACCGCAAGCGGAGCGCGAACAGTCTTCTCTGTGGCCTCAAGGCCCAGGAGGGCCATGCGGGCCTTGGCGAGGTACACCCAGATCGCATCGTCGTAAGCGCCGCGAGTCTCGTTGTCGTAGCCGGGCCTCTTGCCCGGCGAGACGTAGACCTTGCCGAGGAAGTTCTCTTCGTTCATCAAGGCGATGTTGCCGTGGTTCGGCATGTAGATGAGCATGCGCTCATCGTCCACGTACTTCACCAGCTCGATGTCTCGCTCCGCCCAGCCAGCCTCAGGGCCACGTCCTGTGTTGTTTCCCTGGAGCAGGCGGAGGAGGTTGGGGATGTGAGAGAACTTCTGAACCAGCCGGATCGCAGGTTCCTTGTACACCTTGGTGTACGACTTGAGCCGACCGAACATGTCGAACTCGGGATACACGCCCATCGGGTTCTCGACCCGAATGTGCGGGCGCTTCTCCTCGAAGTTCGGCTCGATCACATACAGCACCATGCCATAGGTTCCGTAGTGATCGGCCGCTACGATCTGTCGTCCAGCGTTCAGGCCCGAAGCCTGAACGTAGTAGTTGGCTACCTTGGTCTTCTTGGAGGAGAACTTCTTGGATCGGTCCGAGGTCATCGTTCCGGTGGAACAGTTGATGCTGGGCATCGTGCCCATGACCTCTGCCGTGTCGCGAGCAGAGGTGTCGATCAGGTTGGCAACGATAGGCTTGGGCCATGCGTCAGGCATGGACCCCGGAATGACTGTGTCGATATCGCCCGACCGAACGTCGTGAACGTTGTTCCAACGCTGGTCACGATCAGCGGAAGCACGCCTGAGAGACTCTACTCGCTGAGTGATTTCTTCGATGGTCCTAGGCATGGCACCTCCTTGATTACTTGGCGAGTAGCTGGTTGACCAGCTTTGTCAGCGCAGCTACCTCGGCTCGGAGCTTGCCGACAAGTGCGTTGGTGTCCCGCTGGAACCAGTAGGCGTCACGGGTCTCGCCTGTGGTCTTATAGCCCCAGATGGTTACAGCGTCGTTTCGGTCAAGAGACACATCATCCTCTTCCTTGGGTACGTCGGGTTCAAGCTTGCCGGACTTCACAAGGGAATACATCGCATCACCAGGGCACGAGGTCGCGTAACCGTCCCGGTGCCCACCGATGAAGGTGCCCGCTCCCTTGAGGCGGAGATCTCGGATCAACCCCTTAATCGAAGACACTGCGGCAGCGCTGGGGGTTACGACCCCAGAAGTGCCGCCCATCCAGAGAATGGCGTTTACGTCTCGATTAAGGGTCTGGCTTCCGTTGGCTCCAGTCTGCTTGCCCCAGCCCCGACCCTCATAGACCGTGCCGTGATTGCAGACAGCCCAGTTGTATGCGACATCCGAGTACCCTTCTGCCGTGTTTGCCAAGTGCGAGTTCCGGATCGCAGTCCAGCGACCGGCACACTTGCTGTGCTCTACGACGGGCACCGGAGTGCCCTCGTAGTGAATCTTGAAACCCTTCACGGGGACAGCCTGATCAGGAGCCGCCGAAGCAGGCCAACCGAGTTCTGCTCGGGATACGTAGTCCATCAGAGAATCTCCTCCACGATGAATCGCTCACAGTCCTCTTCGGACTTGAACCAGATCCCGTCGAGCTGGTGAACCCCTCCGGTCACCTGAATGAAAGGCGCCCAACGGTACTCGGACACCGAGTCTTCGTCGATGTCAGTAAACCACTTGCGATCCATTAGTTCTGCCACCAGGAGTTCCCGGCCGCAGAAGCGGCCGTGCTGAGATAGTCGAGGTCAACGGTCACGCGACGTTCCTTGTCACGCGCCGACTGGAATTCGTTCGAGAGGTGGAACACGGACTCGATCTGATTCACAAGCTCTCGCGCTCGGGTCTCTGCGAACCACAGAGCCATCACGGTGTCGTGCTTGCCCTTGGTCTGAGGGAACCAGGTGGTGAGCTGCTCCACGAGCATCTTCACGCCTTCCGCCTGGCTCCGGCTCGGAAGCCGGATCAGGCCCTTACCTTCGGTCGCACCATCAAACAGCATCGACATGGAAGCAACACCGAAGTCGATGTCGTTCTTGTTATTGCCCGTGAAGTGCTCCCGAAGGAGGCACCCTCTGGTGCCGAGGAAGTTACGAAGGTCCCGGTTCTGTGTGACCATCAGGTTCATCGCGTTCTTCTCGATGCACCACTCGTTTACGTGGTACTTGACGGTCCATTCTTTGATCTTGCCGAAGAGGTCGTCGGGCTTGCAGTTGGCACGAGTCCATACGTCAAGGACCCATCTAACCCCAGTCGCTCGATCAATTCCGAGAATGATCGCAGCAGAGTGTCCAGTGATTGCGGGGTCGAAACCCCCGACAATATGCAAACCATCCATACCGTGCGTTCGGTGCCCTGGGGCTCCGTGCTGCATGAGTCCTGCTGCTCGCATGCCATCGATCGAGGCGATGACGTTCTCGGTCTTGAAGATCTGGTCACTGCTCACCTGCTCCTGCTGATAGACCATCGCCCAGTTCTGAGGGCTTGAGGTAGCCCTGCGACGCGCTAGGGCGCGTCCTGAGTGCCAGGGGTAAAGACCTTCGCTATTTGCCTCGACAAGCCTTCGTGCACCCAGAGATACAGGCGGTCGGTTCGTCCAAGGTGCGAGCACCTTCCAGTCATCAACATCATCCGCAAACTCCAGTACGGCAGGCTGAGTGAGATAAGTCCAAGGACTCTCTTCGTCTTGGCCATACCACTCAGGCTTCTGGATCTCGCTGTAAAGTTCAACAGGGGCAAGGCGTGTTCCCACAAGGAGAAGCGTGCCTCCGGGATAAGAGAGACGGTTGATGACCTCTCGCTGGATCCAGTCGATCTGCTTTTCGAACTCATGAGCGTTCTTTCCCGTCACGGTGTCATCAAGGATGATCAGGTCGGCACGGTTACCGTAGATCTGGCCGTTCATGCCGAGAGCCTGGACAGTGGGAGTAGCCTCACCAGAGTCACGGGCTTCTGCGTTGACGTAGATCGCGTCAGCAGTCCAAGAAGAGCTGTTGGCGTCGAAGCCCCCATCAGGGGCGAACTCAAGCTGCAGCTTCTTGTAGGCCGGGTTGGCTCCAGCAAGGCGATCCTTGATCGCCCGGAGGAATCGCTTAGCCATCTCCTGAGTCTGCGACACGATGATGATACGGATGTTCGGGTCCTGGCAGATACGCCAGGTCGAATAGTTCACCGTGATCGTCGTGGACTTCGAGTGCTCGGGAGGAGTATTGACGATCACCATGCCAGGATCGCCCTTGTGGTAGTACTGCGAAGCATGCAGGTCCCTGGGGTCCCTGCCTTCGAGGATGTCGTACCACTGGAGCTGATGCCAGAAGAGCTTGGTGTCGAGATACTCTTCGCAGAACTCCGGGA